CCGGATAAAGTGATGAACTTCCACTAGCAACTAAATCTGCTAATCCTCCCATATCTCTAAACGGACTCGTATAAAGATATGGTACATTAACAGTCACTGTAGTTGTACCATTTACTTCTACTATAGTATACAAAAATTTACCATCTCGAGATTTACTAGAAAATAAAACTCCCGGTGGAATCACATATATAGTATATCTAACTCGTTTAAGAGTTGTGGAATAAAATACAATATTCACATCAATACTGCCAGTATATAATTCAAACATAGATGATAAGTAAAACAAAGGGTAACTCTCAATTACTCCTTGGGGACCGGCTATCCCAGTATTAACTGCATTGGTCTTAATCACAGCTCTAGGATGTACATTAAAATAAAACCCCGTACCTCTTGTCAAACTTTCATTTGTAAAAAATACAGCATCTTTATCTCTCATATAACTATAAATATCATCAGGATCATTGAAATTGGTCAATTCTCCTTTAAAAGACATTTGGTTATAATGTTCACCCAACTGTGCTTGACCAGGTAGGTGATGATCTGAAATTGAATAGTTAACGTTATTAGTTAACATTGTCGATCCCAGTTCATTTGTACTACGACTGAACCCAGCAAAAGTTAAAGCACCTTCTAAAACTTTATGTGCAATTTCTTTAGTCCATGATCCTAAATTTAAATTTCTAAGATAATTAGAAATATTACTAGTGGTTTGAGTATTATACTCCTTAGATTGAGGAGACAACACCTCAAATTCCACATTAGAAAATTTGAAATATACAGACAAAGGAAAAGGCACAGCTGTGTTCTCAGAAGCTAATAAAGTTAGTGGTTGAAAAATTAATGTCCATCCCTCACCAATTTCGTACCCTCTTTGCTCAGATAAAAATGGTAATTCTATCTCATGATCTTCAGCCTTAGCTATATCGATGATCATATGAGGAAAACCTAGTTTGTTTGCTAAACAAAATCTTCTATTTGTGCTATCTTTTAAAATATCTAATCTACGAGAATACCATTGATAATCTTCTGTACTATTAGCATGATTTACAAAAGGAACACAAAACACAAGATAAGCTCCGGAAACATAAGGATTACCCGGATTACTTATTCTTATATGAGCGTTAAATTTCATTAATTTATAACTTTTAACCATTTGTCCAAAATATGGAACGTTGTTATATATAAACGTAGGGGTAATATTTAAACTAGTAGTGCCACTAGGATTGACATCAGCCCAATATCTCCATGATAGAAACATCTTTTCCCAATCAACTCGTTCATCAATTTTATTTTCTGAATTCGTTTCTTTGGTACTCTGAGTGTCATCATGAATAGTTGATGCTATAATATCTACAGTTTGAGAAATAGTTTCTTCTTGTTTAGTATCGTTAATTTCTGTAAAGCTATATTTACCAGCAGAGTAAGCTTTAATTCTCTGCTTCGTTTTTGGACACGGTATAACCTTGTTTAAACGAACGTCTCGCTTCTCCGATTGCGCCCACAAATTGGAGTGATCGAAAACTTCCGTTGGTGGTATTATCTTATCGATTAATACCGGTTTCTTTGTTGACCATACGTTAAATCTATCTTCTAAATACTCAGATAATAAATTTTCATATTTTAATTCCTCAACACCTGGAATACATGATAAAGTAATAGTGTTATAAAACTCAAAAAACTTTCTACCATGTAAGAAAGCTTCTCTTCCCATAGAGTAATAAACTTGTTTTAATCTGTCATATCCTGTTAATTCACCATCACATTCATATGCTAAACTCTTCCAAATCACTTTTATAGCTATGGGAGCACAAACACCTATTTCGTCACTATTTACGAAATTGCGTTTAAGGAATTGAACATCCGAAATTGTTTTCCAAGTAGGTTTAGAATTTTTTCCTGCATCAGTAACTTCATATCCTAAAGTTTTAAATCTCTCGGATAACGATTCTGCCGATACATTTAATCCATCTAAAATACCTATTAACATATCATCTCCAACAACTGCTGGTCTCACCATTTCAAATAGATCCCATCTATTCGTTTCTTTGTGAATCCAGTAATAGATTAAATGTAAATTTATTATGGAATTCAAAAACAAAGTATCAATTCGACCAGAATTTAATCCTGCACAGGATAGCAAATAATTTCCTTCACTCAACATTAATGTTATATTCATAGATTTAACTAATTTAGAACACATATCAGAATCAAATTCTGAATATCCACAACTTCTAGCTAATTTATAAATAAAAGTAACCATATATGATAAAAGTCTAGTATGATGACTATCAAATGCAGAATGATCTCCATCACACACTCTTGAACCCAATGATGTAACATATTTAGCTAATAATGACCAATGTTGACTTCCTGCATTTATATTTGCAAATAAACCCGATTTATCTGGTATAGATAATAGTCTAGTAATTAATGGCATCAACCATAATTTACTAACCACTACCATTGCTTTATTTGAAACTACAAATTTTCTCGCTAACGTTAACTTATTATCCAATTTCTTCTCTCGTGCTTCATCTTTCAATGTTGCTTGAGTATCTAATAATATCATGTCATGATCTTTAAGATAATCAATTATATAATTGACTTCTCTTAAAAAACTTTCATTCATGGTATATTGGTTATTCTCTTCGTCTATCTTAACAAAATTATGCTTGTTAATGCCTAATTCTCTAAGTAACCATCCGGTCGAAGTATCAGTTTTAGTTTGCGTTAATAATACATTTCTGTAATCTCCAGCTAGAGCTTGATGTAATGAAATCGGATTCAACTTACAATTACCGACTCGTTTAACGTATAAATCTGATATTTTAATCATCACA